TTTAAAGGAAATTGTACACGACAAAATTTTAGGCAAAGGAGAAATGGATTTCTTTGATTGGTGGTGGAATAGCATCCCTGTTTTTCAATATTTAATATTATATAATTTATGAATTGTTTTAAAAATATAATTACAAATATTTTAGGTTTAATATTTTGGGGGTTTGCTGTTAAAGATGCAAGCTCCTTAGAGCCTTCTATAACTTTTATAACTTCATTGGTTGTAATTGGTGTAGCTTTATTCCTGTTTAAAAATGAAACGTTAATCGATTTGATTAAAATAGCTGAAGTAACTTAAAAATAAAAAGTGTAACTATATTGTTATAAAACAATCAAATTAAATAAAAATTATGAGTGATTTAAAAAAAATTACAAAAGAAGAACTGGAGTCAATTAAACAACAGCAGGCTAAGCTACAGATATCATTAATCGATATTGGATTTATTGAAACTAAAAAACACGAAGCAATAAGTGTTTATGTAGAAGCAACTAGAAATCTAGAAGAAACAAAAAGAGAGTTAGAAAATGTATACGGTAAGGTTAATATTGATTTAACTGATGGAAGCTATACTTTTATAGAGGAAAAAGAATTGTTAAACAATCTAGAAAAAGTATAATGAGCTCTATTATAAGGAAAATAAGTATAGGGTCTGATTACAAAAACGATGCAATGCACTATGCTGTTGGTCAAAGTGTTTATGGAGGCCACATTATATCAGCTATTATACACGATGAAGAGCCAAACTCTTACAGTATATATATTAAAAAAAATGACGAAGTAATGCCATGGAAAAAGTTTAACTCTAACATGGCAATAGCTGTTGAATACGATCTTGAGTATTAATGAGAAGTCTGTATGATTTTATAGTTAAACCTGTAAAAAGTAGATATGAAAACGAGAAAGATATTGACGGTAAAAAACTAATACTTAATACGAGTATAGAAGAGTTTAAATTTATAAGTAAAGAAGCTATTGTAATATCAACACCGTTGGTTTATGATACGCCAATAAAACCTGGTGATAAAATAATTATACATCACAATGTTTTTAGACGTTATTACAATCAAAAAGGCGAAGCGGTAGATAGTAGTAAGATGTTTGCTGAAAATTTATTTTTTTGTCAGCTAGACCAGGTTTATCTTTACAAAAAAGATAACGAATGGATTGCCTTAGGAGAAAGATGCTTTGTTTCTCCCGTTAAAAATTTAGATGAGTTGTCTTTAGATACTGAAAGAAAAGGCGTTGGTATAGTAAAGATTAGTAATAACTCGTTACGATCGCTTGGTGTAAAAAAAGGTTGTTTAGTTGGTTTTAAATCAGGTAGAGAATTCGAGTTTATTGTAAATGACAGTAAGCTGTATTGCATGGAATCAAATGATATTTTATTAAATTATGGATACGAGAGAAACGAAAAAGAACATAATAGCAGCTGGGCAAAAAGCAGTTGAAGAGTTGATAAAAGTAGCTGAAGAAAAGATACTTGATTCAGGTGAGGATATTACCGCGGATAGGCTTAAAAACGCTGCTGCTACAAAAAAGCTAGCTATATTTGATGCTTTTGAAATACTTAACAGAATAGAATTGGAGAGCAATATCTTAGAGGATGGTTTAAAAGAATTTAAACAAGAAAAACCTTTTAAAGGCTTTGCTGAAGGAAGATCTAAATGATATACCAACAAACACTAGTAAAAAAGCTAGAAAATTATATAAAACCAAATCTATTAGAAAAAAATAATAGATACAAGAAATGGGCTAGAGGATACAACTCTGATATAGACGCTATAGTAATAAGTAATGACGGCACTATTGGCGAGGTTATAGAAATACAAAACCTTAAGATAGCTTTACCTTTAAAACCAAAAAAAGTTTACAAATGCTCTGATAGTAAAAAGGAGCAAAAGTGGGACAAGCTAGAGTGCCCTAAAGAATTAGAAAAAATAAAAAGTGTATTTGACTGGGATAGATGTACAAACCAATTTAAAGAAAAATGGTACGACTATATCGATAGCGAATTCAAAAAGAGAGAAGAGGGCTTTTGGTTTTACAACAATGGGGAGCCAACTTATATAACAGGAACACATTATATGTATCTTCAATGGTCTAAGATAGACGTTGGAGCTGCTGACTACAGGGAATCTAATAGAGTATTTTATATATTCTGGGAAGCTTGCAAAGTTGATAATAGATGCTATGGAATGTGTTACCTCAAGAATAGACGATCCGGTTTTTCTTTTATGGCTTCAGGTGAAGTGGTCAACCAAGCGACTATATCAAGTGACTCTAGGTTTGGTATATTATCAAAATCTGGAGGCGATGCAAAGAAAATGTTTACGGATAAGGTTGTACCTATATCTATTAACTATCCTTTCTTTTTTAAACCTATACAGGATGGTATGGATAGACCTAAAACAGAGCTTGCTTATAGAATACCGGCATCGAAACTAACTAGGAAAAAGTTCAATGAAGGGACTATGGACGAAGAAGTTGCTGGGCTAGATACCACTATTGACTGGAAAAACACAGGGGACAACTCTTACGATGGTGAAAAACTTAAGATGTTAGTACACGATGAAAGCGGTAAATGGGAGAGACCCGATAACATATTAAATAACTGGAGAGTTACTAAAACCTGTTTAAGATTAGGTAGCAGGATTGTTGGTAAATGCATGATGGGTTCAACATCTAACGCGTTAGACAAAGGTGGTAAGAATTTTAAAAAACTATATGAGTCTTCAAATGTCACAAACAGAAACCGCAATGGTCAAACTAGCTCGGGATTATATTCTTTGTTCATACCTATGGAATGGAACTACGAAGGATTCATTGATTCTCATGGGCTACCTGTATTCGATAAACCAAAGAAAAACGTTATAGATGCGAGCGGTCAAGCTATAGAATACGGAGTTATAGAACATTGGGAGAATGAAGTTGATGGTTTAAAGAATGATCAAGATGGTTTAAATGAATACTATCGTCAGTTTCCCAGAACAGAAAAACACGCTTTTAGAGATGAAGCTAAATTATCTCTTTTTAATCTAACTAAAATATATGAACAGATAGATTATAACGAAGATTTAGCAAACAGTAAAATGGTTACTAGAGGATCTTTTCAGTGGCAGAACGGAATAAGGGATACTTTAGTTCAGTTTGTTCCTAATAAAGATGGTAGATTTTTGATTAGTTGGGTTCCACCTGCTAATTTGCAGAATAGAGTTATAGTAAAAAACGGCGTTAAACACCCTGGAAACGAACACTTAGGTGCTTTTGGTTGTGATAGTTACGATATATCTGGAACAGTTGATAAAAGAGGTTCTAATGGCGCTTTAGCTGGTTTAACTAAGTACAGTATGGATGAAGCTCCTGTTAATATGTTTTTTTTAGAGTATATAGCTAGGCCTCAAACTGCAGAGATATTTTTTGAAGAAGTTTTGATGGCTTGTGTATTCTACGGTATGCCTATACTTTGCGAGAATAATAAACCTAGGTTATTATATCATTTTAAACGAAGAGGTTATAGAGGTTTCTCTATGAACAGACCTGATAAAATTTGGAGCAACTTATCAGTTACAGAAAAAGAAATAGGTGGTATACCTAACTCTAGTGAAGATGTAAAACAAGCACACGCTTCCGCTATTGAATCTTACATTAATGATTTTGTGGGAGCAACAGAAAGAGGTTATGGAAATATGTATTTTCAAGAAACCTTAGAAGATTGGTCTAGATTTGATATAAACAATAGAACAAAGTTTGATGCTACTATAAGCTCAGGATTAGCTATAATGGCTTGTAACAAAAACAGATATACACCAGTTTTTAAACAAGATAAAACACCGGTTTCAATATCTTTTGGTAGATATAACAATTCAGGTAATACCTCAAAAATAATAACATAAATGATTTACAAAACTGTAAATAGTACATTTCCAAGTCAGGTAGTACCCGATTCAGAGAAGCAAAGCTACGAATACGGAAGAGCTGTTGGTAATGGTATAGAAAACGAATGGTTCCGCGGTGATCGTGGAGCTGGTTCAGGAGGAAGGTTTGGTAGCAACTGGCAGAGCTTTCATAGACTAAGGTTATATGCAAGAGGAGAACAATCTGTACAAAAATACAAAGACGAGTTATCTGTTAACGGGGATTTATCTTACCTTAATTTAGATTGGCAGCCGGTTGCTGTTTTATCTAAGTTCGTAGATATCGTTATTAACGGTATGACTGATAAAGGTTATAAAATAAAATCGTTCGCTACAGATCCTTACGCTTTAAAAGCTAGAACTGATTACGCTGCAAATGTGTTAAGAGACATGAACGCTAGAGAGCTTATTGAGGAATTTAAGCAAACTTTAGGAGTTGATTTATATAGTACAAATGATCCATCCAATTTACCTCAATCAAGAGATGAACTAGATTTATATATACAATTAAATTACAAGCAAAGCATTGAAATAGCTGAAGAAGAAGTTATTGACAACGTGTTAGAATTTAATAGATACGAAGAGACAAAAAAAAGATTAGCACAAGATTTAACTATATTGGGTATTGCTTGCGTTAAAACAGGTTTCAATTTATCAGAAGGTGTTACCGTTAGTTATGTGGACCCAGCTAATTTAGTTTACTCTTACACCGAAGACCCTAATTTTGAAGACATATATTATGTAGGCGAAGTCAAAGGGGTTTCTTTGTCTGAGCTTAAGAAACAGTTTTCTCACTTAACTAATGAAGAGCTAGAGGAAATACAAAAATATCCAGGCTCACAGAATAATATTAGACAACAAGGAAATCAAGATGGTAACTATGATACGGTACAGGTTTTATATTTTGAATACAAAACTTACACAAATCAAGTATTTAAAATAAAGCAAACAGAATACGGGTTAGAGAAAGCAATAGAAAAGAATGATGGTTTTGATCCACCGGTTAATGATAACTTTAGTAAAGTTTCTAGATCTATAGAAGTTATTTATAGTGGAGCTAAGATATTAGGCCACGATAAAATGTTAAAGTGGGAGCTGGCTGAAAACATGACTAGACCGTATAGTGATCAAACTAAAGTAGAAATGAATTACGCTATATCTGCTCCTAGAATGTATAAAGGCAGAATAGATAGTTTAGTTAGTAAATGTATTGGTTTCGCTGATATGATTCAAATAACACATCTTAAAATACAACAGGTATTATCTAAAATGGTTCCTGACGGTATATTTATAGACGTAGATGGTTTAGCTGAGGTAGACTTAGGTAATGGAACTTCTTACAACCCTCAAGAAGCTTTAAATATGTACTTTCAAACAGGTAGTATAGTTGGTAGATCTTTAACGCAAGATGGTGATCCTAACAGAGGTAAAATACCAATCCAAGAGCTACAGTCGTCTTCAGGTATAAATAAAATACAAGCGCTAATACAGACTTATCAATACTATTTACAAATGATAAGAGATGTCACGGGATTGAACGAAGCTCGAGATGGTAGCATGCCTGCAAAAGATTCTTTAGTTGGTTTACAAAAGCTAGCGGCAGCTAATTCAAACGTAGCTACAAAACATATACTACAGTCATTAATGTACGTTACCATTAGAACGTGTGAAAATATAAGTTTAAGGGTTGCTGATATGTTAGATTTCCCTCTAACTAAAAACGCGTTAATGAATAGTATCAATGCAGTTAACACTGCTAGTTTAGAAGAAATATCTAAATTAAACATGCACGAGTTTGGTATATTTTTAGAACTAGAACCAGACGAAGAAGAGAAAGCTCAGTTAGAAAGAAATATTCAAATAGCTTTACAGACTCAGAGTATTGATCTAAGCGACGCTATAGACATCAGAGAAATAAGGAATTTAAAGTTAGCAAACCAATTTCTAAAACATAGGCAAAAAATAAAGAAAGAAGAAGTTAGAAAAGCTCAACTAGAAAATATTCAAGCTCAAGCTCAAGCAAACTCAGAGACAGCTGAAAGAGCGGCTCTGGCAGAAGTGCAGAAACAGCAGGCTTTAGCTCAAACAGAATTACAAATAGAGCAAGGAAAGTCTCAGTTCAGAGTACAGCAGATGCAGCAGGAGGCAGAAATAAAGAAACAATTAATGGCAGAGGAGTTTAATTACAACATGCAATTAGCTCAGATAAGAGCAAATGCTGAGTATGGAAAAGAAAAAGAAAAAGAAGACCGTAAAGATCAAAGAACAAAAATACAAGCAACTCAACAATCAGAGTTGATCGATCAAAGGAAAAAGGACTCTGTACCAAAAAACTTTGAATCATCTAGTAATGATGTACTAGGTGGTTTTGGTCTAGGAGGTTTTGAACCTAGATAAAATTTTAACTATTTAATTATATTATATTATGGAAGTAAAGCAAGAAGGAGATTTCAAAATGAAATCAAAACCAAGAACGCCAAAAAAACTAAACAAGCCTAACGAAATAGCTGAGGTTAAAATAAATAACGTAGCTGAAGAAAGTCAAGGTATTGTAGTGCCAGAGGTGACTCAGATTGTAATAAAAAAAGAAGACGCTAGTGTTATACAAGAACAAAAAGTAGAGCCATTAAGTCTAAAAGAAGAAGAG